ATCTAATATCCTTAAATAGACTGGACTTTCAGCTAGTGCCAAAACTTCCGCATCTGTGACTACTGCTGAAACTTCTTCTAAGGTAGTTGTCACAGATACTTGACCTATTGGCACTGGATTATCAATCAATTGTTTGTCATTCAAATATGAAGTTAATTCCCTAGCAGATAGTTCAGGGAATTGTTCAATTTGAATAAGCAGCCATTGTTCTTGTTGTTTTGTCATGGTTTTTAATTTACAGCAATTTTATAATAAAGTCCCTGATTGCGCTCAAGCAACTGTCGGTCGGCGGTGGAGAGTGCCGATGGGAATACGATAGTTTCTGAGTTATACCCATCGTAATACCAAAGATTGTCACCGCGTTGACCAATAAAGAGTTGGTTCAGTGTGATTTTTCCACCCGTTCCATTATTGCCACCGTTTGCCCAAATGCTTGATTCTGTCGCAGTCGTGGTTAAGCTCACAACATAAGACTGTCCTATTGTTGGCAAAAAGCCTGTCTGCACTACTGGAGCCCCTGCGTCTGGAATGTATCCCAATGAGGCATTTGGGGTTGGCGGGACGAATCCAGTAAAGCTGCTGAATATTCCCCTTCCGGGTGAACCGCTGCCAGTCCCAATAGAATAGCGAATAGTTGGTGCTTGTGTTACGTCATTCAACACAGATATTAAGGTAAGCTGAGAAAGTGGAAGGGATACACCACTGAAAAACGTATTTGACCCGTTAAACCTGACAGCGGGTTTGCCGTTGGCAATATCAAGTACCCCTGCGTTCACAATGCGCGGCCGCCTCCCCGCCGTTGAAACTGCATGACGACCATTGCCAGATTGATCATACCAGATAACAATCTCACCGTTGGCCAAACCGACAAATGCTAATAATGTAACTACATCTAAATCCTCTCCAATAAAACCTATATCTAGCTCCGCATCATCACTAGTTCTCATTACTCTTATAGCTGCGCCAGTCCAAAACCTGGAAAGCCGTCTTAATCCATAAGCGACAAAGGCTATAGCAAAAATTAAATCAAGAACACATTTAAAACCACGCAACACCACCATTCTAGTAGAAGTTCTCATGGTGCAAAACTCCTAACTCTAATTGTAAAACTTTCACTATTTGCAGCCGGAGTAAATGCACCACTTGTCACCACATATCCAAACAAAGAAGTGCCAGTTAGTTTATAAAGTTGGTTTAGGTTTCTAACCTCAGTAACTACACTACCACCACCACCTTGAGCTAATGATGCAGATAAAGCTATACCTCTGGGATTGAGAATACTTGCTCTATCTCCAGAAGATATAGAAAATGGTAGATTATCAGCTATAGCTGATGGTGGGGTAACGCCAAACAAATAAACAGTGAAACCACTCATACCTGCTGGTACTGCTGTGATATTGAAAATAATATCTATACTTTCAATAAATATAAATCCACCACTAGCACCAATATTCTGAAGTTCAAATACACCACCATAAACATCGTTAGCTGTATAGGCTGTAGTGTTAGCAGGTCTTGTTACTAGCGTTGATGCAACATAAGCTAGTCCTGCTGGTACTGCAATAGAACCATCAGAATTAACTAAAATTCTTTTTTCAACACCACCTGAAGTAACGCCAGAAATAACATCATAATTAAAAACTTGCTGCATATTAATTAATAAGTAAAATTACTAACTCCAGTTTTAAACCCCGTCAAACAATTATAGGACCCAGTAACAGCATCAACAATATCATCGTGATCACCGTCAGGAAAATTAACTAACTCATTAATAAATACTTGATTCCACTCCCCATAACAAAGCTGAATAGTTCCAGACTCAAAACCAGCACTTGATGGCATAGCCCGACTAACTTTATCCCTCAACTCAGTAACGCCCCTAGCATCAAACCCAGCCAACAAAGTTTGTAAATTTGCAGAATCACGAACCCCAGACGCGCCCGGCTCAACCTGCCATCTAACTTGACATCTATTTCCATCGGCTCTAGCAGTATTTAATACCAATGTATTAGCTTGAGTTGGTGGCAACCTCAAACGAACCATATCTAAAACAAAATAGCGATCGCTCCTTTTGAGAAGTAATACCCCTACCGTAAAATCAGAACGCCTAGCAGTTGCCAACGACGCGGCAAAATCCCAAAATCTAACTAACTGATCGCCATGCTGATAACTAACTAACTGCGTTCTCTGAAACCATTGCTCCTGAAAAACCTTACCCGCCTCAGCCTTGCTATTCCAATTACCCCCACGGCCACGAATGCCTAAATATCGCTCACGATCTACAAGACTTTGAGTCATTAAACTGCTAAGGTATGCAGGGTCAGCCTTTAACAATGCAGGATTATCCCAAATATCAGCAGAAATATAAACAACAGATACCGGAGGCTGGCCGTTAGCATCCCTCCAATCAGCATCTACCCAAGTAATCTGACTATTCTCAACAGTAAAGTAAAATGTCTTCCCATTCAAATCCAAATCTACATAACCATCTTTAGCAATCCAGGGGCTAACAAACTCCCTTAACCAACTATTAGCATCAGGATTCATTGTGGCCATAAGTTGAGTCGGACACCCCGAAGTCGTTCTCATACACCCCAATATTTTTAAAAAATGCTCCTGGGTAAATTCTTCTAACTGGTCAAAACCAAAAAAAGCAGACTCTGTACCCTGCCAATCCTGCCAACTTGTAGGATTTTGTAAATGCCCAAATTGTACCGATGCCCCAGAAGGAAATATCCACTTTAATTCTGAAACTCTAGGATATCCCCCCATTGCAGAATAAAGCTGATAACTTTTATCCCACATTCCCCCCGGCTTTTTGACTTGCGGTAGCGATCGCCTAAAAATTACAGCATGATAATCTGGATTGTCCAGATAGTAACAAGGTGCAACTCTCAAAGCAAAAGATTTACCCCCACCCTTAGCACCGCCAAGAAGCACTACTTTGGCTGTAGATTGCAAAGCCTTTACTTGTGGACCAGGATTAGGTTTTATTTCTATCACTATCATCTACTAATACCAGCAAAATTAATTATCATCGATTTACACGAAAAACAACAACAATTCAAGCGGTAACAATGTTTAAAAATTTGTCATAAGAAAACCGAGCGGCTAGACTCGGTTAAAGGAGATGGGTTTATTCTTATAAAAGTTCTGTATATTATCTTTATATATAATATACCATTTTAATAATTTTGTCAAATTTTACCATAAAGAAAGCAGGGATTTAACCCCTGCTTGTGGTGTTGTGTCGTTTATCTTGCAATACTATATTTTATCACATTTTCTTACTTAATGCTCCCCCTAAACTAAGTGAAATATAATTGGCAAACAAGAAACAAAAATTACCAGATAGAGATATAGCTAGAGCTAATGGCCAATTCTTGGTTTTGTGGTAATTGCTAATTATGTCAATCCATAAAGATGATGTAATTCCTACAACCAAAAACACAATTAATAAAGAAATCCCGAAAAAACAAATAATTCTTTCTAAATCATCTGTTATCGATCCTATTTTGCGTCCTCCAGTTAACACAAAGTGCCATGAGCTAGGATTAGTCAGAACTGCACCAGTGGCACTGACCACGGAAGTGTTTACCAAGGCTAGAATAAATGGTAAAGATGGCGTAACTGATGCGGCGTTAGTCATTTTTGCAATCCATTCGGTAGACATAACAGCATCAATTATCGTCATTAATGCACCACCGCCAATTAGTGTTCACCAAATAATTCTTAGTGTTAAATTATTGAACCCCATTTATTTCTCTACTGTTAAATAACTGCTGGTAACACCGATTAAAAAACTAAGACAGAACGCGGGGCGTGTAATTTCTGGTTTGAATATTAACAATATCAAAGACGCGATCGCTCCAAACAAAATTCCCCGAATTGTCGCAGTAATAGATTTACTGATCATATCCTCAATTGAATCATTTTTCTTGATGCCATTTATCATCATTGCTAAATCATCTAAATCATTTATGATATCGGTAATAGTCTTTTTAGACTGTATTTCTAAGCGAGCGATCGCTGTATTATCCGCCTTCACCGAACTAGTTGTTAGAGCCAATAAATTGCACTTTAAATGATAAATCGACTCTAGGCATTCAGTATTAGTAATGTCAGAATTGTTATTCATCTTACTTACCTACCTCGATAATGGTTTTTGTCAGTTGTCAGTTGTCAGTTGTCAGTTGTCAGGTATATCCCGCAAGGGTTCGACACAATGAATTTTAAACTGGAAACTAGACTGTAGAGTTCTACAATCTCCGTATCCTTTAGACTTTAGTATTAAAAACAATTCCCTGACTTTCTGAGAATTATAATTTTTTAATGTACTAAAATCTTTTCTTAAAACTTCTCTAATTGATATCCAATTCTGTTTCTCAATGGCGAATTTCAGAATTGATTTCAGACCATCAGGTAAAATTTCTGAAATTAATAATTCATTGTTATCGCCTTGGGGAATTTCTTTAATTGGTGTACCAAAATTAATAATTTTATTATCCTGTTTCGGTAAATCAACTAACAGCCATTCGCTTGAAGAATCTAATTTAACTCTAGCTTTCCCGGTAGAGATAGGCTTAAATGATGATTTATTAATCTCAGCCAAACATTCAATCTGTAGCATCTTAGAAACTAAATTATGAAGTCCAGAAATACCAAACAAACACGATTGTGTATTATTATGAGCAACAATTAAAACTGGCATTTCTTGTTTTCTAGATTTAGTCAAAGCATACTTACCAAAATTGCTAAGAAATTCATGGTCTTTGATAAATGATGAGTAGGTAGTGGCCTCTTCTATCACTAAAGTAATTGCTTTACCTTGACTCCATAATTTTTCTCTCCATTGATTTTCTAGGATATTAGACTGAGAAAATTCTTTATATCTGGCGATTAATTCGCCATAATACCACCTCATCATCTTCTCAATTGATTCGTGATCATGGTAGGATTCCACACCCTGCCATTCACTACGATTAGAATCAGGGTCTAGTACAATAATTCTGTAACCTGTTGAT